TGTTCACGCTTGGTGACCAATTCCTCCGCCGTATACTTCGCTGTGGCAGCTTTGATGGCCTCTTGAATGGCAGGGTCGATGATCCTTTCCTTATAGTTGGTTCCTATCTTTGAGTAGAGGGTCTCAACCTTATCAGGAAAGAGGTTGTAGTTAAGAGCTACCTCGGCTGACACGTTCTGCAAGTCTTTGGAGGCTGCCGTTGCACTAACCTGCTCCTTTTGAACCTGTGTGTTGATCTTTACGACACGCTCAATCATTGGGAGCTTGAAGTGAAATCCATTCTCTACTACTCGATTAATCGAGCTTAGGCGTAGAACAATTCCTTGTTCTCCTGGGCTGATAGTTGTAAAACTACCGAAGAATACTATTAGGGCGACGATTGCTATGATACCTGCTACGATTATTCCTAGGACTGCTTTATTGTTGTTTGGTTGCATTATAATTTTATGGTAAGACCGACTTGATAATATCCCTTCCGAACGCTACCCCAGCCGTTATTGTTAACTTAAACGGCGGCGACCTTTCAAACTTTGGTATAGGAGAGGCATGATACTCATGATTAAACTCATCCTCTATCTGTACCACCTGCCTCAAGATGTCCTGTATGTGGTTACCATACTTACTCTTGGGGCAATAGTCTCTCAATGTGATTTGTTGGGTCATAGTGAAAACTCTTCTAATGGGGATTTGATCCCTGGCTTGTCCTCTGGCTCATCGACCATTTCAACCTCGTTGGTATCGGTGTTGAACCTAAGGTTCGTACCAAAATTGTCGAGGTCGATCCTCACTTTAGCCCAGAGCTTTAGGCCATCATCTTTCACTTTCTTAGTCATATCCACAATCTTTTGAGCTTCATCGTGGAGGCGGTTAGTCTCTTTGATCCAATCCTTTTTCATAGGCCATCTCTTTACTACGACTTGATTGTCATCATCCCCAATCAATTTTTTGATAAGTTTATTCATGTCACCATCCAACTTACCACCTCCAAGAAATTTCATGTCCATAATGATATTGTTATTTTTTTAAAACTGTCGCACTAAGGAGGTTATAGAACTCCTCGGGCATTTGGGCGGAGTTATCGACCATCCTTCCCTGACCCATGTTCAACATTTTAATCTCCTCCCCGCACTCAAGGCCTATTGCAATAGTCTTGATGTTCTTCTTTGCCAATGGAATGAAGTACTTGCTGTCCAACATTTCATTATCTTCACACAAGCCGTCGGTGAGAATGACTGATACTCGGTTAAGCTCTTCCCTGTCGGCGATCTTAGAAATCTCCAACGCTGACGCCAAGCGTGTACCACCACCATTTGCTGTAATGACACCCGACACCTTTCCTTTGACCTTTTTATCATAGGTTTGGTCAAAAGCCTTGATCGTTCTGGCACCGTCCTCAAAGTAGATCACCTCGAAAGGCATACCTAGCTTGGTGAATACTTCTGTGAGCATTATGAGGCCTCGCACAGCGTGCACAATCCTCTCCGAGTACATCGACCCTGATATATCGACCATTATAGAGAACACGAATGATCGGACGGTATCTACATTAGGCAGCTTCTTTTTAAAGAGCCTGTTGGAGCCAAGTCTGTGTCGGTAAAGGGTTTTTGAGTTGAGCTTGCCTCTTCGGTGGTTGTTCTCATACCTGATGACATTCTCCTTTCTTCGGAGGTTGGTCATCTTTCGCACAAGGGATGATATCTCTGACGATACGGAGTCTTTCAAGGCATTGTAGTCACCTTCCATCCACTCCTTAGGAAGACCTTTCTGACCACTTAATTGACCTCGTGACTTCATTTCTCCTTTAGCATCTACATCAGGTGAGTCATATCCTTGATGATTCATCTCACGCATGTGACTAGAGGCTTGATGTGCTATATCTTTTGCTGCACCATCACCAAAAGCATTCTTCATGTCGTCACTACCATTCGTCATCGCTTCGAGGATATGCTCTATGTGAGGGAAAACCTCGGTGTCCATCATATCTAGAACGGCTTGGGTGGAGGGCTGTTTAATTGCTTTCTCTATACCGCCTGATGTCTTTTTAAACAGGTCGTCTTGTTCTTGGGATATTTTTACAGTCTTGCTGTTAAGGCCATAGCCCCTGTAGATCATCACCTGCATGTAGTCGTAGATGTTTGTCTGGGGCATTCGGTTCATCTTCTGGGCTGCTGCAATAAGTTCGTTTGGAGTAGAGGCATTTGGGGGAGGTGGGCAACCAAATACTATTTGATAAGCTAGTTTATAGTCACGAATTTGTGGATCATTAAGTAATGAGATACACTTCTGGACTCTATGATCTATAAATGCTTTAACCGCCTGTTGATAATTTTCACTCATTCGTGCATATGACTCTACAACACGGAGCAATGTACCTTCTTGCGATTGATACACCTCGTCTGCCGATGGATACGAGTTAATCATGGTATCGTCTACTCGGAAGTCATCGAAGGCCACCGTAGCGAGATATGCAAACTGCTTCCATTTATCCTGGTACCATTTAGGGCTACGCAATAAATGCAGGGGTGTACAGAGCTTAATCTTTCCCACTTCGTGTAGAAGGGTGGCCAGAAGCTCTCCCTTACTTCCAAACATCATGCTTGTGGGATTATAAGTAAGGGTCTTGTTATCCAAGTCCACTTCCCATGTTTTTCCCACTTGGATTTTCACATTGTGCTCGGCTGCAATAGCGTTCGCCATCTGTTGGATATAGGAGTATGAGAGTGTGGCAGACTGTGCTTGCGAGTACCCTCTCCAAACTCCTGTCTTCTCATAGTCGTCCCAGGCTTTCTGGTTTGAAGTAACGCCCTTAGTAGGTTTCCATGAACGGTTCCAGTCGTCACCGCCGTAGTAGTCACTATACTCACCCCAGTATTCATCTTCAAGGATGGTAGGTATAATCTCCACGCCATCTTTGTCATACTCTTTCTTGGCAGGTAATGCTAGTTTTTCTTTGGCTGCACGCTGTTTGGCCGTATTAGGAAAGAGAGTGGCTTCATCAACTTGGGCATTCCAGAACCATTTTGTGTTTTTTCTCTTTGCCATTGGAGGTTTTAAATAGATGAACTCACATTTATACTACCACCCGTTCCACCTCCCCCTCCTACATGAATATTATTCTTGCCATTTTTCTTTTGTGGCTGTACTTGCATGTAGCCAGTAGTCGTTACCTTCAACGGTATAGTAGTAGTATTCATACCTCCTATTGAGTTAGTATATTTCTGATATAGATTCGAGATTACATCAATCTCATCAAAATCATCAGCGACTTCATCTTTTGCCTCTTCTGGAACAGATGGAGCCGCGTCTACATCCACATCCTCTGCTTCTCCCGCATCCAAGGCTTTAAAACTAAGGTTAGCGAGGTCTCTGACGGCATCTGCATCGTCTTCCCCTACCTTATTAAGGATGGACATCTGTGCTGCTGGTAGATACTTACCGTATACCTTGTACATCATTCCCCACATAATAAGGTCACGGGTAGATAGTATGAAGGTTGTACTCTTCTTGCTGTGGTTGTTGCGGATAGAGGCTGCAAACTTAACCATGTTCTCTGCTACCTTATCAGTAATACCTGTACGTCCTACGAGGATTTTCTGTTCAATCTTAGGTGGGGCAAAGTCAATCTTCACAACCGCAAAGCGTGAAAGAAGGGCTTTGTTCAATTCCTTGGTACCAGCGTACTCTGTTGGCGGGTTCATACCTGCAAAGAAACGAAAGTTGGGGTGAGGCACTACCACTTCATTTCCTTTTTCTGCAAGAAGAATACGGCCATCGTCATCAAGTAATGAGTGGTATACGAAATTTATTTCTGCACTAGCTGCATTTATTTCGTCGGCAAGAAACCAATACCCTTTCTTCATGGCTTCAACAAGAATACCGTCAACCCAATGAGTACCCTTGTCATTAATGAGGTAACGACCAACAAGGTCTTCGATTGTGGTACCACCATTGTGGTTCACACGCACGAAGGCGTTTGCTGTTTTATTCGCCAGGTGGCGTACGAGAGACGTCTTTCCTGTTCCTGTTTCTCCGATAAGGAGAACGGGTACATTCTGGTTGATCGAGATACCTACCTGTTCAAGTGGTATTTTGTTATCCTCGAACCCAATATCTTTCGGTATAAAGTTCTTGTCCAATACCTCTTCCTGGTTCACGGGGATTGCTACACGCTTTGATACTTTGTAAAAATGTCCTTTCATTTTGGTTATTGTTTTGTTCTTAACTTTTTAAATGATTAACTTGCACACTCTAAACTTCGCTCCCAACTTTCAATCGCCTGTCGTTCGAGTTCAGGGCGGACAACTTGTCCAAAATACTGGGCTTCCTGTTCTGTATCGTAATGCGGTTCAAAAACTACTTCACACGTTGATATAAACTTTCTACTAACCTTCTCATTCAAATCAATTTTCCTCATTTTGTTTTTGTACAGAGTGTCTTATGTGTTTCTCGTACTCCATTAGTCTAACATGCGTATGATAATATGCAAGTGGAAAATATGGGGATAAGTCTAACAGGTTTCCTTGACTGTTTCAGCCATATTATTAGCCGTCTTTTTGAGTTCACGGGCTTCCACCATCATGGTTCCATACTGGGAACGCTCCTTTTTTGTGGTCTTGTCCCATCGCTTTTTGGCCAATTTTTGTGCGTGTATATTTTTTTTCATAATTAAAATGCGGGTTTATTGTTATCTGCCCTAGGGTATTCTATCTTACGCACGTCTTGTGGCACAAGTGCTTTCACCTCTTCAACACCAGAGTCACAACTTATGTCGAACCTTTCTAGGAACTGCCAGAATGAATAGAGAGGGTACTTGTCCCTCCATCGGTTGTTCCATGTCTTGTAGAGTTCTGGGTTGGGAACAGGTATACCATTCTCTACGAAGTACTCCACTATCTTGGCTACGAACTCTCCACGGAACTGATCTCTTGAAAGTTTAGCGGTAGACAGTGCAACCTTCACAGGATTTCCATGAAGGTCATTTATGACAGTAGAGTTAAATTCAATCTTGAATATCTCACGTGCAACCTCCACCTCATTCTTGTTATGAGGATCACCCTTCATCCATGCGACATAAGAGGGGCATAGAGCTCCCTCAAAGTATCCACGGGCTTCTTTGGTGATCTTCTCTCGTGGCTCTACCGTACCGAATTTACCCACGTTCTTTTTCATCCAGTCCATATACCTAGCACGGTTATAATCCGTACCAAACGACATTGCTGGGTGACCGTCTTTAATTATTACTTGGAAGTGAAATTTCATTTTTCGTCTTTAACCTCTTCTGTTTCAATGTTTATCACTACATCCTTAGAAAACACTCCAACCCTAATATCTATCTCATACAAGTCGAAATACTCCCCGATCTTTTGAACAAATCCGTCACCGTTATTATCTGTGGCGTATAGGATATATTTAGTCATGGCGTTATTACTATTTCTGCTACTGGATATTTAGGGTCCACTCCCGATGCTCGAAGCAAGACCTGCGGTACTACTTGCCAGCTATCATCAGCGAGTATTCCCACATCAACAAGTAAGTCCATTATGGACTCTGCCTTATTGGTGAGATCACAAGCTCTCTTATCGGGCATCGTGAAGATGATCTCGACCATGCTCACCCTTTTAAAGGGCATTTCACAACCATCAGCCTTTTCCCATTTACCTATCCTAAGGGATTGCTCCTTGTGCCACTCTTGGTAGGCCTTAGAGGGCAAGACCCTAGGGAACCGTCCTCTACAGACGATTACCTTGCTGTTCTTTTTACTGGGTATACGGCCTTCGATGATTATGTGCATATTATTGGCCTATATCAATCCAATGGTTCAACTCATCATTGTCTACCATCTTGAGTGTATCAGTAATCCTATCCTCATTGAGCCACTGTCTCATGAGGCCTATGTTTGACTTCACCCTACGTCTTTCGACACGCAAGGTAGATTTACCACCCATCCAAGCTCCTGCAAGGAACGCTATAATTAAGATGATGAATATCATTTGAGTAATTCATTAAAGAAACTCTCTGCGTCCTTTCCCTCTGCGATGTGGTGAATAAACTCAATCCAAACTTCTACATAGGGCTTTTCTCGTCCGTTCGGATACTTCCACCCCTCTGCCTTACCGATGGCGACCCAGAAAGCGGGGTCGAGGAGAACATCTGCCACATTTGCATAGTCGTTATCTATGGGCTTACCTTTTTTATCTTCAATCTGATATTTTATCGTAATCCCACCATCTATAAGAGCAACGAAATACTTGCCGTCTTTTGGAATGTGTTGGTTTTTAAGTCTCCACCCTCCCTCTATAGCTTTTTTGATTGCTTTTTCCATGTTAGATGAATGGTGGAATGTCATCCTCATCCACTGACTCATCAGTATCTATCGGATAGCCACCTTCAAAGAGCTTCTCTAGTTTCACCTCGGTCTCTTCAAGAGCCTTCTTCACTTCGGCTGTGATGGCCTTAGGAGGGGAGCTGATGGTCTGATAGGTAGTCTTGTCTCCAACCTTTTCCTTGTTGATAGTGATGTCGTAACCTTTTAGGTCACCCCACTCCTCACTGTCCTCAAGCTCTTTGAGTACCTTCATGATGGTCTTTTGGGTTATTTCAAGTACCTGTATCTTCTTCTCCTCGTAGTTCCATACCACCATAGCCCAGAAGTAGTTGATATTGGGCATACCGTTCTGGTTGAGGTCTACGTCTTCTGGCTTGATCTTACAGACATTGCCTGCGTGTCGAAAGGGCTTCTTGTTCTTCCATCCTTCCCACCCCACAACAACATCAGAGAGCACTCTGTACTTGTTCTTGCCTAGCTCAAACTTTGCGAACTGTCCCGATGATTTTGGGATTTCTGTGTCTTTTGGTATAGCCATAATATTTAGGGTTTAATTTTTAATGTCTCTTCCATCTGCTCCTTTACCATCTGCAAGCCTCGCTTTACACCTGCCGAGAAAAATCCTAGACAAAGACTGTCAACTTCTTCTCGGGCAAAAATATCATCAAGTACTTTTACGACTCCTTTGGGTGCACCATTCTTCTTAAGAAAATCGTATAACCCTTGTTTCTCTTCCTCGTACATCTTGGTATTTTCCTTCTCCAGCTCTTCTATGGTTTGTTTGGCAAAGTTCATATTATTTGTTTCGCTTCTTACGTGCGTCAGCGTGCTTCTGCACCATAGCCTTTGCACACTTGAGCTTCTGTTCCGCCGTCTCTATGAGACAAGCCGAGGCATACTTGGCCTGTGCCTCCTCGTCGATAATCATTGATACAAGCTGCTTAGGGGAAATCTTCATTGCCATTGCAAGTGCTAAGATCATGCTACGCATTACTTTTGTGTTGTCGTCCATATATTTGTTGAAATTAAATAATTTATAAATACTACGGTTTAGCGATGAACTCATCGAATAACGTATCGAGGTCTTCATCACTCATGTGAAACGGGTCTGCCATCCTCACACTCTGATTTGCAGGGACACCTTTCTCTACCCGTAACCATTCGAGAAAGTTGAATATTGTTTGACCCTTCCTCCATCTGCTTGGTGTTTGTATGTTCATCGTGAGTTTCTTATTATTCTATAGAGGGTCACAATTACAACTGAACAAGCCACGAACCATGTAAGGGTTGCAATACCCCAGATTATGATATGTCCCGTAAGAAGATACTGGGAGATGTTTGCAATCACCATCACAGCCCACGCACTCCAGACCAGTTTGAATGTAGGTTTGAACATTAGCTTTGTGCTTTATCCTGTTTCACTAACCTCTGTGCCTCGACCTTTACCTCCTCGTCAGCCTCATCCTTCCTGTCCTTCACGTATTTGACTGCGTCATCGACCATATCTTGGAGGTCACGAAATGGTGAGTTGCCGTCAGCAATAAAGAAGGAACGATCTATGAGAGGCTGGTCACTGTCATCGAGAATAAATATTTGTAGTTTCATATTAGTTATTTTAAAAATACAAGCCTTAGTGCCATCTGTACCAGTAGCAATACCCAACCAATGATATTTAACACACCCCACACTGGGGTTCCCAAAAAGAACAGTGATGTGATGAACAGTGTTAATGCTATTACACACAGAGACATACAGAACATCCAGATTGGTTTCATATTAGTTGTAAAAATAGGCTAGTAGTCCGTACATAATAATAGCTCCCAAAAGACTACCGATGATGTGTGCTCCTATTGGATATCTCTCTCGCTCTTCGTTTCGCTTGTCCAAATAACCTTTGATGTTTGATTTCATATAAATGTAGAGTGTCTTATGTGTTTGCTCTATACCTATATATTATCATACGCAAGATAGAATGCAAGCTCACTTATCCCCACCTGTGAATAACTATTTTGTTCAAAACATACTGGCAGTTGAGTTCGTCTGTTGAATTAAGACGGTCTTTATCTTGATAACCTCTTCATCGTACAACGTACAAATGTCTCCTGGTTTCCACTGAAATACTTGCTTCTCATTTCCATCTTGCATGATCACAGGCTTTCCGAAATTCAAGGCTCGGACTTTCAGCTTTTTTTCTGCTCCATTCTTTTCCTCCCAATGCGTTTGCACCGTATGGTCGATGTCATACACGCTCCCTTCCAAGCCGACTAGACAATTGTACCATTGGGGCAATCTTCGCTTCACCACTTTAATTGTATCTCCTTTTTGCATTATAGCTTCGGCTTTACATGGTACCAAAAGCACGCCGTAAAATTCTTGGCCTCCTTACACTTCTTATAAAAGAAATACAGCTCTGAAAGAGGGAAGACCATCCTCTGATGACTGTCCTTAATTGAAAGTAGGTATGACACATACCCAATAGTCAGAGGTTTGTATGCCTTACCCCTCTCCGCATTGAGCCTCTCCGTAAAAGCTACAATCAAATCACCTCTCTCTGTTCTCCTGGATTTAGTAGGTTGTACAATTCTTATATTATTAAATAGGTCTTTGATATCCTTCATGATTATGACTTTGAGTTATGAAGACAGCCCCCCTCCCCCACTATACTATTCTGTATCAGTGGAGAAAGAAAGCATACTTCGATCCGCTTATGACTTTCGAGTGAGCCAATTTCAGCATGGTCGCCAGTACTAGGAGATACTATTTAAGACACATCTCCATTCGCCCCCGTGTCTATCCAACAGAAAAACCGCAATCTCTTACGAGACTACGGTCTTAATGCTGCTGCTCAAGGCAAGAATGGGAGTGCAAACATTTGTACCCTCAATCTTGACCCCTATTTTGTATAGGCTTACCATGAGCATGGCGTAATAATATACGAAACTGTTACGGAAGTCAACTATCATTTGTCCCCACGTTGTCCACTCCTATTCCTAGCCCCACGCTCGAACCTCATGGTCACATCTTTATCGGTTATTTGGTGTGTAGAATAATCAGTGTATTTACTGTACTGTGCTTCTTCGGCCAACCTCATGTGAGAGGCCTCCCGTCTTATTTCTTCATACTCCTGCCTTACCTTCTCCAAGAGAGTCATAGTCCTTGTATGATCCCATGTAAATGCTACAATATCAATAACTTATGGAAATAAAACCCTATTATAAGAACGCAAAAAAGCACCCACTGAAACAGATAGAACAAATAGCAGCGTCCATTAAAGAGTTTGGTTTCAATCAGCCCATCGTTGTAGACAAGAATGGAGTAATCATAGTAGGTCACGGACGTTACGAAGCAGCACAACTTCTCGGCATGGACTCACAAGATATTCCTGTTGTTACGGTAGACCTTACGGAAGAGCAAGCGAACGCCTATCGTTTGGCCGACAACAAGCTCAACGAGTCGGATTGGGACATGAAGCTCGTAGTAGAGGAGTTGAAATCACTATCGCTACCCATGCTCGACCTCACGGGCTTTGACCGAGACCTTATCCTATCGCCCGAAGAGAAGGACGACGAAGTACCTGCTATACCTGAAACACCTCGTAGCAAAGTAGGGGATATATACGAATTAGGCCAACATAGGGTACTTTGTGGTGATTCTACGCAACAGGAGGCAGTTGTGATGCTTATGGATGGAAAGAAAGCGGACATGGTGTTCACTGACCCCCCTTATAATATTAGTTTTGGAGGGAGTATGTCTAATACAACAAAGGATGGAAAAATGATTAAGCATAAAGGTGCAAATCAGAGGCATGATGAAATAAAAAACGACTCTATGAATGAGATAGAGTTTAGTGGTTTTATAAAGACAATGTTGACGACTATTAAAATGTATTGTGATGGAGCTTACTATATAAGCTTTGGAAGTCAGACATTGAATCAATTGCTTCAACCCATGAAAGAGTTGGACATTGAATACAAATCAATAATTATATGGATGAAGAATCAGGCAACTCTCTCGGGGAAGGATTATAAGGGGAGATATGAACCTATAATATATGGTCGATTTAATGATAACTTCTTTGGAGTGAGGTTCAAACAAGAAGATATATGGGAGGTACAGAGGACACTGAAGAATGATTTGCATCCAACGATGAAACCCATTCCCTTGATAGAGAAGGCGTTGATAAACAGTAGTGAAAGGGGGATGAAAATTCTTGACCTCTTCCTAGGCTCTGGCTCTACCCTTATAGCTGCCGAGAAGACGGGTCGCAAGTGCTACGGTATGGAGCTAGACCCTAAATATGTAGATGTTATAGTGCAACGATATGTGGACTATGTACAGAATCCCGTGGTAAAGTTGAATGGTAATATAATCATATGGAACAAGACAAAACCAAACACCCAGGTGGTAGACCCACAGTAATGACACCTGAAGTTATAAGTAAACTTGAAGAGGTCTTTGCTATTGGTGGAAGTGACAAAGAAGCTTGCTTTTACGCCGACATTTCTCATCAAGCCTTATATGACTACCAGAATAAGCACCCTGAGTTTACTGAGCGTAAGGAGGCTTTGAAGGAACGACCTATACTTCTAGCACGACAAACAGTAGTAAAGAAGATAGGGGAGAGCTACCAAAACGCTATAGACTACCTAAAGCGTAAGAAGCGTTCAGAGTTTGGTGACAACACTGACATAACGTCAGGTGGTGAAAAGCTACCCACTCCTATAATGCCTCTATCAAATGCTATACCAACAGACGACAGCAACAAAGAAGATAACCCAGCTATCTAAGCGTATTAGGATTGTCCAGGGTGGTACCTCTGCCTCCAAGACAATATCTATTTTGCTGTACCTTATTGCTATGGCACAGAGCGACACAAGCCCTACGGTTACCTCTATAGTATCCGAGTCTATACCTCACTTGAAGCGTGGAGCTATTCGTGACTTTAAGAACATACTATCTGGTCATGGCTATTGGAATGATAAGAACTGGAATGTGCAAGACTCAACCTACACCTTTGAGACTGGTAGCAAGATAGAGTTCTTCTCAACAGATAATGGTGACAAGCTTCGAGGTGCAAGGCGTGACCGTACGTTTATGAATGAGGCTAACAACTGTACCTTCGACGCCTTTGAGCAACTAGAGGTTCGTACCAATGAGTTCATAATCATCGACTACAACCCCACGGTAGAGTTCTGGGCTATGACCGAGGTGATGAATAAGCGTGATGACGTTGAGTTTATTATCCTCACCTACCTCGATAATGAAGCATGTCCTCCTGCCATCGTAGCTTCCATTGAACAGCGTAGAGACCGTAAGGGTTGGTGGCAAGTGTATGGTCTAGGTCAGCTTGGTGAAGTTGAGGGAAAGATATACA